TGACGTCTCCGTACACCCCCGACTGTTCCGTGAAGAACTGGAAGTGCCACGTGGAGTGTGCACCTTCGTAGTAGGATCCGAAAGCATGATTGCCCAGGTTGGGCAGTTCAACCTTCTGCGGTGGCTGTTCCCACGTGATGTTACCCCTCATCTGTAGCAGTTGCAACATGGTACTGAAGTTTGAATTCTGGTCACGTGCTATTGCGAGCGTGTGCTTGTCGTGTACTTTGTTGCCTGCTGACGTGGTGAAAGGGAATTGCTGTTTGAGGTTTCCGTTGTTGGTGATGTCTACCAAGGTGTGTATGCGGTACTCATACATTTGTGTTTCTTTCCGATTGGGCCTTTCCTACTATTTTGTGAAGTTCTTTTTCTATGACACAGTCCACGTGTGTAAATCCCAACTCTTTGGCCATTTGATATCTTTGACGTCCTTTCCAAACAACCAGGACCCTGCCATCTTTCTCTGGTGCCTCGGCCGGTAGGTCTGGACTGCTCCTTTTGTAAAATTTTAGATGAATGTTCTGCCAGTATTTCTGTGTCATCGGCCACAACATCAAAGGCTGTTCCATTTCACCTTTGCTGATGCTGTCTTTCAATGAATCACGATCCGGTATCTCTTGGTATATCGATGCCGTCTGGATCTCGTCCATGGACATGGTCACTATCTCGTAAGGATTTCCGTTTTCCATGGGAAACATTTTTGTTGCTTTGAGGTGTTTCATACTGATATTTAACTGATAAAAAAAGGGCGGACCTAATTAAAGATCCGCCCCTTGGTAATTAGAATCTACCGAGATAGATTAGAATTATACGTTACCCACAACTGCTACTGTAGTTCCGCCCACGTCGATTTTAGCATCTTCTGATGTAGATGTTGAACTCGCTCTACACTCGACTGTTCCCATCGCTCTTAGAAAAGTCTGTAAGTTCGCCGCCGCTGTCGCTGTTGGCGTTCCAGACAAATCAGATTGATTTGAGTCTTCCCAAGAGTTTGCTCTTTCGATCGCAACTGTCAACGTACCGTTAGTTGTTGTGATGTTGTAGTACCTTAGAGTACCTCGTGTTTGAATCCCTTGTAGGATCCTGTCCACGATTCCGTCTTTGTGCGTGTTTCCGTCGATGTCAACTGCTGTTCCTGATGTGTCAGTTACCACAACAGTAAAATACTCTTGTGCAACTTCACCGTCAGTTCTAGTATCTGCTACGAAAACTGCATTGTTATTTGAGTTAATTGGCATTTCTTATCCTCCTAATATTACAAACTATTACGATACAACTGCCGCAGTCAAGATACCAAGTTTAGTTTCTCTAACTGTTGCTGAAGTTATGTCTGCTGTAATTGTTGGGTAAGATGAAGAAGATTCATCCAAAGCCTTGATCGCTTCTTCAAGTAAACCACCTGCGCCTAATGTTTTCTCAGCCGCCGCACCTAATGTGTGCAGTTCGTCTGTTCTAACACCGTAAGTTTTTTGTGTGCCGGTATCCGTTAATGGACCTTCAAACAAAATTGTGCAGTATTGGCCTATTGTTTGTCTCACAAGTTCTAAACCAGCAGTAGCCGAGCCTGCAGAAACACTTCCTGTTTCTGAAGCCATACTGTTGATGAAGTCCACTGTGAAGTATGTTACATCCACTGAACCCACTTCGAAGTTTTGGTTAAGTGAAAAGTTGTTTTGTGCTATTGGCATTTGTTATCCTCCTTTTTTCTGTTAACATAATGCTTTGATCCCGCTCAGGGATCAAGTTGCAAGTATTTAGTGGTAAGATTGGTAAATTATGCTGTAATATTAAGATTTAAGCCACACTTCGTCACTTCTCACACGTGAATGACGATTATAACCAAGGTTACGCAGTATTTTCCTAGATTCCGCAACTATCTTGGGCCTCTTACGCCTCTTCATCTCGATGTTGATCACGGGACTGTTTCTCTTCAGGGTCTCCTGTGCACCTTGGAGCACTGGTATCTCGAACCCATCCACATCTATCTTTATGTAGTCAACATCACGGAGATCGAAACTGTCAAGGGATCGGCATTCTATGTCGCCTTCCCTGGGTTCGGTGTCCCCCAACACGTCATTTAGGTGCGTGGCGTTGACACCCTGGATGGCGTTGTGCGAGTGACTGCTCAGTCCATATGGATACAGTGTCACATTTGATTCTGTGATGTTCTTTTTGAAACAGTTTCTAAAATTTGGATTGGGTTCGAAACAGATCACATGGTCAAACCTCTTGGCCAGGGGCCTGGTCCATTCACCCACGTTGGCACCCACGTCGATCGCGGTCCTCCACTGTCTAACAAACTTCAGACTGGCATCTCTCTGTGCCTGCTGTCCGTTGCCTGCTTCTTCTAGGAATGTTGGTTCGGTGTGGTTGAGATAGTAGACCCAGAAACTATTTTCGTTTGGCATTACATTCCTTACAAGCACAGTCTGGACAGTCCCTGCATTCTGTACATGAACTTCGGCAGTGCTGTTCGCAACCACACTTCTCGCAGATGTACTTGATCATTTTCAAAATGCCCTCTCTAGGCATCTGTCACAGTCACAGTGATCACACTTCTCACAGTTAGAGCAGGACTCATCGCAGTGTGGATCGCAGTTGCACCTATGGCAGATTTTTCTTGGTTCTTCCATTACAGTTCCTTGAATTTCTTGAGTATGTCCGTGTTGGGCAGTTTGGCCTGTAGTTGCTGTTGCAGTCTGTGTAGGGTCTGCATCTTCATCTTTGAATCCAACTTTGTGTAGTTGGCCACTGCTCGCCTGATGTTCTTGAGGTTGGCGTCCTGTATGTTCAGTGACCTCTCCAGGTGCGTGAGATTCCGGTAGTGATCCTCCCAGGTCCTCAGGTATCTTCTCAGCGCCATCACTGGCACCGGCTGTCTCTGTCTCATGGCCTGTGCTTGGTCCTTGTTCTTGAGTTTCTTGGTGATATCTGGATCACCCGACACTATGGCCAGCATGTTTGAGAGATCGTTGTTGATCATCCTGACCTGGTCGAAAGTTCCCTTGGCCATGGTCTGGTCCGCGTATGACTTGGCGAAATCTGCTGTGTCCCTGTGTTGGCTCATCAAGGCCAGTGCTAGGAAACTGAGGTATATTCTCTCAGTGACCTCTGGGAAAGTGAATCTCTGCAAGTCACTGTGTCGTCTTATGACCTTGCCTTCAGACACATACTTTAAAAATGGTGTTAACATACGGGTATTTATAGGGCTTATGCAAAGAAAAGTTAAGTTTAGAGATCAACAAGACGTTGGATCTATTTCTTGAATTTGCTGATACCCGTCAAGTTTCTTCTTGAGAATCCCAATCTATCTACCAACTTCACAGCATTGCCTGACCGATCAACAGCAACAAATCCTTCTGGCTCTGTTACTTCTAGTCCTCCGTCTGTCTGTTGGAACGAACCTATTGCCTGTGCCTGGTTCATCTTCTTGAGAACGAATGCTTTCATTGTCTGCACCGCTTTATAGAAAGTAAGCATGGCCTGTAGAGGTTTCTTGGCCCTGTTCAGGAACACGGGCATCTGTTTCATCTTGTCCTGTCTCAGTTGTAAGGCCTTCTGTGCCTTCAGTCCTGACATCTGTTGTTGCATTCTGTCTGTGTAGAACTTCTTGAATCCTAGCAAGAACTTGGCAACGTCTGTAGGCAGTTGTCCTTGTTTGACCATCGCGTTGATGTACATCTGGAACATGGGTATGAAGTCTTGGTTCTGTCCTAACACACTTGATAGGTTACGTGGAACGCTATTCAATAGTCCTTCTAACTTCTCTATGCCGTTGTAGAACTTTGTAGTTTCCTCGTCTGTAAACTTAGCACTACCAGATACATCTTTGTAAGTTGCGTTGTCAAAGAACACGTCATTGCTTTTTGTGAAAGAACTTACATCTGCTCCACCTTTAGCATTCATGTCTGCCAATGAGTCTCCGACATAGGTTGTGTGGAATATGATTCCCACTTTGGCCCTGTCTATCTGTTTGCCTAATTCACTTGCTTCTGGTACGGCGTATGTGATTGTGTTTGGTGTAAACGTTAAGTGAGGCTTCCCATCCACGTTCTTACGTGTGATGTCCTCGTCTGTGAACAACAGATCACCTTGCACGACACCCTGTATGTTTAATTTCTTTAGATGCACCAAACACTTCAATAACTTCTGTCCTAGGTCGTCTGTGCCGTGATTGTTTGCTATGTCTCGCTTGGTATAATTGATCTTTGCGTTCTTGGCGAACACAGATTTTGTTCCCACAAAGAACCGGCCGGTGTCTGGATTGGTACCACACACCACGGCAGGCGCACCATCCCATTTGACAGACACACTCATGGCCTCTGAACTTGTGCCTTTAAGTGTCAGTAGTAGTCCTCTGAAGTATTCGATTACAGCCTTGCCACCCTCGTAGCCGTCAGTGATCACTATGTCCTCTATGTGTTCTAGGTGTGTCCTTTTAAACTCTGTCAGGACATCTTCGATTAACATGATTAGTCCTCTTTGTATTCGCCGTCTTTGATTTTCAGTAGGTTCTCTTTTACGTCTCTGTTCTCTTTGATACGGGCGACGCCTTTAGTGAACTTGGATGCGTCCATGTTCTTGAGTGCTGAATTAAATTTCTTCTCCAGTTTGAATGCGGTGTCTTGGTCGAAGTTCTCCCTGATGTATGTCATCAGTCTTATTGCACTCTCTAGGATGTGTGAGGCCCTGCTCTCCACAACCTCTTCCTTGTCCCTCTTCAAGGGCATCGAGCTCAATTCTTCTAATAAACTTCTTGTATGTTTTTGCATTGTAGGTATTTACTTCTTATTGTAGCACAATTAAAGTAAAAGTCTATCCCCTATTGCTTATTAACATGTTCGATTATCACTTTTTCTAGTGTTTTGTACTGGGTAGGAGCATGATGTATATTAAAATCATGGGTTTCTTTCTCTGGCATACTGTTCCACATATGGCGATTGCCGCAGAAATTGAATATATCTATAATATTTTTGTTGTCTTCTATTAGTTGTATTTTTTCAAAACCTTTGTGGCCTTTTATGTGCTTACGGTTAAATTCATTACACATGTCAAACATGACATACGGGATTTGATGCAGATCGAGGAATGCCGACAACATTATTATCTCCGTAAACATCTTATCCCAGTATGTCCTGACGTCTGGAATGGTGCCATAATACAAGTCAATGAGTTGCCTTATTTTTTCTTTGTCTATGGTTTTTAATATCAGTTGTTCAAAGTTGTCAATGAAATCTTTTCTTTGCATCGGAAACCATGCTCCGTCTATGAAATCTTCTTTTTCACTTATTGCCAGTTCCCACCTATGACTAAATGTCATCGGTATTATTACAAATTCTGGCCTGCCGTTTTGTGTGATCCATTCTATTGTTGATCTGCAGGTACGTTGAAAACTAGTTGCCCTCTTAGAAATATTACAAGTCCTTTCACAACCTAGTGCTGATACGAATTCTTGTGTTGGCGTCCAACACTCCCCAAAACTGCAACCATTTAGCAGTAATGTTTTGATTCCTTCCGATGTCATATAATGGCGTGGGATCAACTCGGTGTTCAACTTCGCTTCCTTCGATAGACAAAATATTTACGTTTATTGCTGTCGTCTCTTATATCCAGCACTTTTAGATCAAACATCTCCGCCAGTTCGATTATGAATGGCACATTCCATGCATAGAATTCTATCCATTTCGCTTCAGGGTTGTCGTGTTGTAAACCCGGATTTACCCTGAAAAACATCATGCCACCATCTTCTAGCATGTTAACACATTTTGATACTTCTGCTATAATCTTATTACGGCCACCAAAGTTGATGGAACCCAACGCAAGTATGATGTCAAACTTATGCTGTGGTTTGTAACTCATCAAATCCACTTGGTAGTCTGCGTTACTGTTGTAAGGATCAATGCCTGTTAAATTGTTTATCTTGCCTCGGAACTCATTGTATCCACACCCCACGTCGAGGACTGATCTCGGATTCAACTCGTTGACTTGACCAATAAGTGATAGGCCTGAATACTTCCACTTCTTCATGTCGGCTTGCCAATGCTTTGCGAAATATTTGTGCAGGCATAGGGTATCTATTTCGTTTGTGTAGTCTACTAGATTATCATATTTGTTGTTCACTTCCACATCAAACAGCCCTTTGATCAACTGTTGTGTGATTTTAGAAACATCATTGTCTGTTTTGTTGACAAGTTCTGCAAAGATTTTTCTATTCATATAGATATACCTTGATATCTTTTTGTTCGTAGTTCTGCAGTCTGCCGCCAGTGGCAGGGAATTCGATACCTAGACTCCTACATAGATCTACATTATCTTTTGGTGAGGAGATCCGGTTTGAGTTGTCTTTGACAAACCGCATTATGTCTCTGTTTTCTGTCTGGATGTGTTCCCACATCAGGTCAAGATTTACAAAATGTTGGTAGTTGGGATATGTGATGTTAAACTCTCCACAAAGTTTCCACCATTCCAGACACTCGTAGTCGTTTCTGTAAACCATTATGATCGGGTATCCTAGGTTTTTTAGGGTGTCTAATTGATGTGCGAAAGTGTGTGATTTTATAATTCTTTTTCCTAAACCAGAGAATGGTTTATCCCAGTCCTCGATCTTGGAGTCAAATTCCATACCCGGATCCCAATACGCACCTGTGTGCATGAGTTGTTTCCTCCCTGGTGTGTCGGCATCGTGCCAGTAAGTCCTTTCATTGGTGTAGTCTGTCTGATCTACATCTGGGGATCTGTGTATGTTTTTGAACACACTGCTCCATTTCGAACCAGGAGCACCTGTCATTAGTATATACATGTATTAATATTACTATTCTTGGGCGTGAATGTCAAGAGTGTGTTTGGAATCTTTTGTGGTATTTTCTATGAAGTCCCAAGTCTTGTCTGTGGTCCTCCCGGTGTACTGTAAAATATATCTAGTGTCCCAACCCATGTTTGCTGTGCCATGTGGAAAGTCTTGCCAATGCCAACTGATAACATCACCTGCTTTCCAGTGTGTGTGCACCGCTGTACCTTGATGCCAGATCTGTCCCATGCTCCAGTCGTTTAGGAAAACAACAAATCTGTGAACCTTCTTTGGATCTACATCATAATCTAGTTCGTCAAAACTATTCTGTCTGTCCAGTCTTGCGGCGAAGTTGTCCATGTGCATGTGAAGAAGTTGTCCGCATACCTGACTGTGTAGTTTCAGTTCATAGTCATAAAGGCCTAACAATCCTTCTGCGAGTGCGACTGCTTTTGGATCAGTGAACATGTTTGCTCTGCCATATATCTTTCCTTCTGGGTCACCTCCGGATCTCACGATGTCATATACCTCTTGATCGATACCGTAATTCTCTCCAACACTCTTGTTCCGTGTTGCCCAATGCACTGCGTTGTCCTGTGCTTTGTCACCATAGGTGTTTATGAAGTAGTCACAGTCCATGTCGATGTTGCCGTGAAACATCAAGACATCTTCTATGTTGTCTTTCTTGCTCCAGTCGAAATGATACGCACCTCTCTCCAGTGCTCTTTTCTTTTCGTAGTCCCAACGGCTCTTACCGTACTCCAGTTTCTTGCCAGTCTTGAGAGCATTTACTTCTGTGTGTGCCTTCAGATTCTTAATGGCCTGATCAGAGTCCTGCAGGTCCTCGTCAATTTTCTTTAATACATTCTTTGCATAATCTTTGCTGTGTTCCATACTGATATTTAAGCCGTAAAAAAAGGGCGATAAAAAATATACCGCCCTTAATAATTTAAATTATTATGCGTACACTTCCATCAACTTCGCACTTTCTTCAAGTGTTCCAGTTTTAGAAGATGTGATTGCAAATAAGTCTTTTCTGAACTCGTTGATTACTGCATTGATCTCATCTTGAGCTTCTTGTGTGACACAAAGTTTCTCAAGTTCCATTCTACCGATGGTAGCGTGGAAAGTTTCGTCTTTTGCAATTTTGGCATATCTAGAAGATATAAACGGGTCTTTGATGCATTTGGCCATCATAGCCCAGTTTCTTGCCGCTCTGCCTTCCGCTAACAATTGGTATAATCCTAACATTAGTGGATTGCTGTTGCAGTTGTACTTTTTGATCATTGCCGCACCTTTTTGGTGTAATCTCTCTGCGTGGCTTTCTACTGCCTCTTGCATGTCGATCTCTTCACCTTTTAGATACTCAACAACTTCTTTCACAAATTGAAAGTGCTTCGCTTCGTCGTGTGCTTGTTTCGAAAGAAGAATCAATTTCTTAGGATCAGTGCCGGCTGGAAGTGCCGCGATCTCTCTAGAAATTTCTTCCATGTTCATTCTTTCGTTAACCATACGACCAGTGAAGTTGTCTACCAACTCGTCCTTGTCTGTAACGTTTTCATAGTAATGCTTGATCTGTAACTCAGACGCTCTGAAGAGTGCCTCATTCTCAGACTCAATTTTTGCTACGAATTCTTTTGCTGTTAACATATGTTTCTCCTACTTTATAAAGTATAGATATTTATTGCCGCTGTCAATTTATACGTAAATAGTTGGTAAATGCGAATCTTAATCAGCCAGATAGAACATATTAGACCTCCCAGGAACTTCGTATTTGACGCCTTAGAACGCTCATACTACCGGTTTTTACAGGGACATGAGCTGATTCCTGTGCCCAACCTCATTAAAGTACCAGATATTGATTATGACTGCTTGATGTTGACAGGCGGTCCCGATAGCGTGGCAAGGAATCAAACAGAGAATTTGCTGTATCAAGATGCTGTTGAAAAAGGAAAACCTATTGTGGGTATATGCCATGGAGCATTTGTTATAAACGATATAAACAAAGGTGTGAATGGTCATGTTGATGGTCATGTTGATGCTGACATCAAAATTACGTTGGAAGGCGCAGAGCACATAGTAAGGTGCTATCACTCACAAGCGATAGAGAAGTTAGGCAAAGGTTTTGAGGCCATTGCACATGACAATGAGGGGAGCATAGAAGCCTTCAAACATGTGTCAAAAGCAATCTACGGAATTATATGGCACCCGGAAAGAATGGATGTGCCTGTTCTACCTACTGAAGTAAAGAAATTATTTGATTAGTTTTCTACGATAAAGCCAAACGTATCTGTGAGGCCATTCTCTAGACTTGAGGGTTCCTGTGGTGTTGTATTCTATTTCAACACGTTCGACCGTGAAGTCCATCAGCCTCGCATAGTAGTCTATCTCTTTGGTACCCCATTGGAACCATTTCAGTCCTTGGTCATTCTTATAGCCACCCGGAGCACCCCTCATGTATAATCGTCCACCCGGCTTCAACCATGATTTAAGTTTGATCAACATATTTGCTATGTCGTCATGATTGCCCCAGTTCACAGATCCCAGTGCCAACACAACGTCAGCACATTCCGGTTTGAAAGGTGCGTCCCAGTGTCCACAGACTAAGTCCGCTTCTTTCTCGAACACAGGATCATATCCTATGAGATTTTTAATCTTGCCTTTGAGGAAATTTATTCCACACCCTGCGTCAATTACCAGGCTTGGTTTCAGGGCGTTGATCTCGTCTACAAGATTCTTGCCCGAGTGTTTGAATAAATGAATGTTTGACTGCCAAACATTTCTGTAAAAGTCGTCTTGTGCTTTTTGATCTATCATATCCAGTAGTTATTATGCGTAGTCGATGCCTTTATTTTTCTGAGTGATGCTTCTGTAAACCAAGAACACCACACCTGATAGCAACACAAGGAACAATGGTCTCGTCATTAGTTGAGGTATCTCATACATTGTGTTCATCTGCTGTCCAAGATTCAACCATTTGTCTATGATGATATAAGTCAAAAGAATTGCGGGTCTGCTTATCTTGAATTTGAAACAAAACATTCCTAGCACACTACAACAGGCCAGCGTCACGTAATCCATGTATAGTCCGGTGTAACTTTGACAAGTGTAGATTATTATTGCAAAGATAATGAAAGCATATATTGGATAAGGTATCTCTAGAATCTTTACAAGCAGTTTAGATGTAAAGATGCAGATAAAGAAAGTGAGTATCGTTGCACCAACGAATCCATATCCCAATAATGATAGGAACTTTTTATCTTCTAACATAAAAGGGTTACCCACGTCTAATCCAAATGTGATACACATCGCCATGAATATGGCCGCGAATGGAGATGCTGGTATTCCAAATAACACCGTAGGTATTAAACTTCCGGCCTTCTGTGCGTTGTTGGCTCCCTCACACCCCGCCAGTCCCCTTGGGTTGCCCACACCAAACTTCTCTCTTGGGTTTGCTTTCACTGTGGCACCATATGCCAACATGTCTCCCACAGGTCCCACACCCGGCAACATGCCTGCAACAAATCCTATGAATCCCCCACGGACAGAGTCCTTCCAGAATCTTAGTGTTGCCCTGAAGCCAGAGAACAGTTGTGTGAAATAATTGTTTATTGGGGCAGGTCGATTCTTGCCCAAGTGGAATCCTGATATCAATTCTGGTACTCCAAACAGTCCTGCTATCATCATTATGATAGGCACTCCGTCTTGCAAGTACAAGGTTCCAAAAGCGAAACGTGGACCTTGGGTCTGTGGATCTATTCCTATTAGTCCTATGAACGCACCTATCAGAATGGCACAGCAACTCAACCAAAAGTTTTTGGACACTATGAATGCCACTGATGCAATTGAAAGAGTCATGAACATGAATAGTTCTGGTACACCAAATTTATAAATGACAGGAGCGTAGAAAGGCAACAAAGCGAATGCCAACAGGCCAAAAAATATGCCGTTGAACGTGCTGTCTGCCATCGCTATGCCTATGGCCTTTGCGGCCTCACCATTCTTACTCATCTTGTATCCATCTATGATGGACGCCGCAGTTGTACTTGCACCCGGGATTCCCGTAAGCAATGATGTGTATGAGTCTGCTGTGCTAGATGCCGCTATGACACTTATTAAAAATATAAGTCCGTAGTAGGGATTTGGTTCGAAGTATCCTGCAAATGAGAATACCAGGAGCATCGCAGTCCCGGCACCTGCCATGGGTATAACACCCAACAGTATTCCGTATACTGTTCCTAGCAGGCACCAGAGTGCGTAGTCCATGTTACTTTAATAGTTCAGGTTTAAATTCAGCCTTCCAACCAAATATATTATTGAACCACCAAACAAGATTTTTAAGTTTTTCTTCAGTGTATTGTTTTCTCTGATCTAAAACAATCTTGTCTGCTTTTTCACCTATGGCCCAGTTGTAATCACCACCAGACGCTTTGGCGATGACTGCTCTTGACTCAGGATCCTTAAGCATTTTCTTGAGTGCTTTCACGAGTGCTTTCCTGTGTGGTGCACCTTTGTTCACCCATAACCCTTTTTGCAATGAGTCATTTTGGAACTGCACTAGTCTGTATGCATCGTAAAGTTCACCTTTAGGTTCTTCACCCCAAGTTTCTTTGAACACCGTGTCAAAGTCTTTTCCTGGAGCATTAGGGTTGGTCACGATCTTTTTCTTCTTTGGATCGTAGACGCCTTGTGTGAACCATAGTTCACCTTGCTCGAACTTGCTGATCTTCTTGGTCCATGCAGTTGGGTTACCCCTGAATACGTTGAACTCGCCTCTCGCGAACATCAACGTTCCTTGCTTGTCGTTCACACCTTTCACGTATGTCATGTCGTCTTCAACACACTTCTTGTATGATTCGATCTTGCCGTCTAGGTTACCGCAGTACATCAGGATCATTCCTGTTGTGTCACCTGCCGCATGGTCATTTCCAAACACCATACCACCGTCTTTTGGATCCCAGTCTTTTCTCTTACCCACAAAGATGTCAAGCAACTGTACACCGATTGCGTCCCAGTTCCTGTAGTCGTACTCAACACCCGACACAACCAATGTGTTCACAGTTGTAGTACCACCTGTAACGGTTACAGCACCATCAAGGAATCTGTTTTCTTTTTCCCATTTGTTCATGCCCAGTCTGTGTCTTGCACCTGGTATGTGAACTGACTTCACATCACCATCAATATGTTTCTTAAGTTCTTTGATCACAACCTGTGCCCATTGATCCAAACCTGAACCAGGTTTAGTAGGAAGATAGATCGTGTAGTCTGCGGCAATGGCAGACACAGTCATAAAGAACGAGATGACTATTGCTATTATTGTTTTTTTCATTTACTTTCCTTTTAGTTGTTTAAACAAATACAAATATCCCCAAAAAAACATACGTCTATAGAAACGTCGAGTAGGGGATAAGCCATATGTGGTATGTATTTTGGGGATAAACTTTGTTGTGAACTTCATTGGGAGCGTTACAACAAATTATGTGTTTTTACTTATATCCTATACTATATACTTTATATGAAACTGAGTCAACGACAAAAGACCCGGATGTACTCACACCACGATCACGACCTAGATGTCGAGGACGAGTTCTGGCCCATAATGGGCATATTGTTGGCAATACTGGCGGTGTGGACAGGCATCATACATCTTGTAGATTATCTAACCATAGACGCGATACCATGGTGGCTGGAACCATTCACTATAACACCAGTGATATTCCTGTTGATCATGAAGGAACACTATGACTCCCTCAATCCTCTCCACTGGTGGCCCATGTTCTGGGGGTACGAGGCCAAGTTGCCGGAAGAGGACAGGATAACCATACGTCCATTAGACACGGAGAGGATCTTGGATGAACACGGAGGTAGGCTCAACGTGTACATCATAGACTACGAACACATCAAGTTCCGTAGGCGGAAGGATGCCGTTATCTTTGGTCTGAGGTATTTCTAGCAGGTCGAAACACTGTGCCGTATTTCTTTTCGTAGACACTGAGCTTGTCGGAGAGTTCTTTGACGATCTGCTGGTAGTCCGCGACCTGCACTTCCAGGTTGCCTATCTGGGCCCTCAGTAATCTGACTTCGTCCTTACTTGCCCTGTCCTGCATACGCCTTGTAACTTCTCTTCTTGGCCTTGTTCATAGAGCTCATCTTGATCCTGCTCTTGTTCTTGCCTTGTGAAGTCTTCTTGGGTTTGCCTTTTGTGTATCCTGAAACATTTATTGCCATGTTCTTATATTATAGTAGACAGTTTTATCTGTCAAGTGTATAATGTAAATAATATTATGATCAAATATCAACTGCGATGCAGATGTGAACACGAGTTCGAGGGTTGGTTCCCAGACAGCAAAGAATACAAGAGACAGAAGAACAAAGGACTTATCAACTGTCCCATGTGCGACAGCACCGCGGTGGACAAGGCCATAATGGCACCCGCTGTGAAGACCTCCAAGAAGAAACAGATACCGGACGATTATTTCGTCATGGGAGAAAGTGCGGAACAGATACTGCGTAAACTCAACAAGAAGATCAAGAAAGATTACCAGGACGTTGGTAAGAACTTCGCCCGTGAGGCCAGGAAGGCACACAAAGGTAAACGTGACCAGAAGTTCTACGGTACACCCACCAAGGAAGAGACCAATAAATTGTTAGACGAAGGCATAGACCTGTTCGCTGTGCCAGACTACAAGGATAATTAGTCCCAAGAACACTGGCTTTTCTAGCCGGTTGACCAAATACACTTTCTAGTATATAATTGTAAACATGGAACGTAGGATAACAGAGATTGAAACTCCAGAGTTACGTAACCATAACAATAACAATAAGGAAAAGGAAACAATATGCTAAAAGGTATGTTTAATACACTTTTTCCATCTACTAAAGAGGAAACAAAAACCATGGCAAACTCAACACAATACGTTGTATACACAAGAAACTTCAAATCAAGAGCGAAGCAGATTGGTGTATTTGCGGAGCCGGCTTCAACTTACAAAGTAAATGGTGAAGTACACGGTGG